GTCATGTCTCGGGGTGATGTCTCGCAGATGAGCTTCGCCTTTACGACTTCCGAAGACGCTTGGGATCTGGTGGACGGTAAACGGGTGCGCAGTCTTCTCGCCGTGGAGCTCCACGATGTGAGTGTGGTCACTTACCCCGCCTACCCCGATACCTCGGTGGCAGTTCGCTCGCTCTCGATCTACACCCAGGACGCAATAAGATCAGCGCAACGCATCCGAGAACTTCGCCTGCGTGGTGATCGGTAGTCCAGCAACTTGGACTAAGTCGCTCGCTTAGTTCACGCAAACGCCTTTCCGTGGACTAGGGGTGGGGGAATTCCTCCACCCTACAAAAACCCTAGGAAAATTGACTTTCTGGAAGCTTTCTAACCAACCATATCGTGATTATCCATAATAAAGTGCGTGCTCCCACGAACAATAGGCTACGATAGCAATACGGCGACCGGCGTTTGCCCGGTTGAATGGATCGAAAAAAGGAGCAGAAACATGGATAGTAAGACAAAGATCAACCTTTTGGTTGCAGCGGTGGCGTGCCTGACAGTCAGCTTGATCGTGTCGTGTGTGGTCGTGGTGGTGTTAGTGAAGGGTGGTAACCAACAAATGACCCAAGAGTCGGCAGCGCAGAGCGTGACAGATATGGCGGCGGCGATGAAGAAGAATGCCATCGAGGCCGAGGAGCGGGAAGCGGTTCGCAGAGAGAGCGAGAGAGTTGCGGAAAGAGAACGAGTAAGGATTCAGACTTCCCGAGATAAAACTGACGCAATGTTCAGAGATGCTTATAAGGGTCGTTAACCCTTCCCCCCCGCTCTCCCTAGGCTCGCCTTTACCGGCGGGCCTTTTTTTTGGCACGATGGTTGACGAACTAGGAATCCGTGGTTTAATCGGTCTATCGAAATCAGTGCAGTCTTTACGCACAGTTTCCCGAACTAGGGGCCTGTGCGTTTTTTTATGCTTCTCACCGGAGCAGATGCACGAGTCCTAATAAGCCATATTAGGAAGAAATCCAATGACCGAAATTGAAACCCTGCGCAACCAGCGCACCGCAAAACTAGCTGAAGCCCGAGCTATTCACGCTCACGGCACCACCGAAAAGCGAGAACTAACCCCCGAAGAAGCCGCAGCTTTTGAGGCTTTGGTTTCTCAAGTAGACGAACACGAAGCCCGCATAACTGAGATCGAAGGCGGCGCAGCAGCTCCCGCAGAAGAAGCAGCACCCGAAGAAGCCGCTTCTGCTCGCAGTAATAAACTTGCAAGCTTGGAAGCCTCTTCCAAAAGACCCGCAGTGCGAAGGTCAAGCCCGATCGAAGCGCCTGCGTTTGTGCGCGATTTTGGCGATCGTCAATCAACTTCAGATAGAGCATTGGCCTTACGAGGATGGCTCGGATTTCATAGCGTAAACGGTGCCTCCAATGAACAAAGAAACGCTGCACAGCGCTCTGGCCTAGAACTTGGGAACAATCGCTTGAGCTTTAAGCTCAACGCAAAAGCTCCTAAGACTCAAGCCGAAGCCCGTGCGCAATCTTTGACCGGTTCCGCTGGTGGTTACACTGTGCCACAGGGGTTCATCAATCAGCTCGAAGCTTCTTTGCTGGCGTTCGGCGGGATGCGAGAAGTCGCAACCATCTTAAGGACAGCAGAAGGCAATGACCTGCCAATTCCTACCGTGAGTGATCACAGTAATGTTGGCGCGATCCTTGCTGAAAATACTCAAGTTGCTGAGCAAGATATCACTTTTGCCCAGATCACCATGAAGGCTTATAAGTATTCATCGAAGCTCATCCGAGTTTCGTCTGAACTCTTGCAAGACTCTGCGATTGATTTGGAGTCGTTCATCGGTGGCGCACTTGGGGAGAGGATCGCAAGGATCTTTAATACTCACGCCACAACTGGTGACAATTCCTCAAAACCACAGGGGATCTCGGCATCCGGTGCAGGTAAAACTGCTACCGCTGATGACGCAATCACCTTCGCTGAGTTGCTTGATCTTCAGCATTCGCTCGATCCAGCTTATCGTGCGAACGCCAAATTCATGATGCACGACTCGACCTTCAAGCTTGTGCGAAAACTGGTGGATGATCAGAACAGGCCGATCTTTATGAACGACCTTTCTGCGACTTCTCCTGGTACTTTGTTCGGCGTTCCCGTCGTGATCAACCAGGATGTGGCAACAGTTGCGGCTAGCGCCAAAGTTATATACTACGGTGATTTTTCTAAGTACCTCATTCGAGATGTGCAGGACTTCACACTCTTGCGCCTCGAAGAACGATACGCTGATTACCACCAAGTTGGCTTTGTTGGCTTCTCCCGTCATGATGGTCGCATCCTCGACGCTGGCACTGATCCGATCAAGCATTTAGTAATGGCAGCTAGCTAAACATGAAAGTTAAATTTCATACTTCTGTAGCGGGCTTGTCGTTCACTTATGATGCAAATCTAGTGTACGACCTCCCGCTCGATGAAGCGGCTAATTGCATCCGACTCGGCTGGGCGAGCGCTGAAGAAGCGCTCGTTCCTCCGGTCTCGGAAACCCGACAAATCAAGGCTGAGAAGGCAACCTCGAAAAAACAAAAAGAGAAACGCTAATGTTGACAGTTGTCACTCCTCCAGCGACGGAACCGATCACCCTTGCAGAGATGAAGCTCCACTCGCGCATCGATGGCAACGACGATGACGCTCTGATTAATACGCTCATCACCGCAGCACGACAGCAGCTCGAGCAGATGGCTAGCCATAAAATGGTGACGCAGACTCTTGCGCTTTCGATCGATGACTTCCCCGACTCTGGCATCCTCTACCTCGAGGGCCCAGTGCAATCGGTGAGCTCAATCCAATATTACGACCTCGATGGCAACCTTCAAACTTGGGATGACGAACTTTATCAGGTTGACATCACCTCGAACCCGGGCCGTATCATGCCCGCCTACGATGAGGACTGGCCTGATTACTTAGACGACTACAACTCGATCGTGGTGACTTATGTCGCAGGCTGCGGCAACGCCAACGAAGTCCCAGCGATATTAAAGCAAGCGATCAAGATGCTCGTCGGCCACTGGTACAACCAGCGCGAGACAGTAGGAGAAGCGCAGGGCTACGAAGTGCCCTACGCCGTCGATAACATCGTTAAAATGTTTAGTCGAGGCATTGTCAACTAATGCTAAAAGCTGGCGAATTAACCCAGAGAATAAGCTTTCAGCGTGATGAATCCACTACCGTGGATGATTACGGTCAGGTGACCCGCTCATGGAATACCTACTACACGACCTGGGCGAGTGTTCGCCCGCTCTCAGGCAGGGAGCAAGAGCAGGGCATGGCGAGGCAGGCTTCGATCTCGCACCGTGTTCGTGTGCGTTTTAAAGATGGCATCCTTCACGGTGATCGCATCTCGATGGGTAGTCGCACTCTAGAGATCGTCAGCATCCGCAACATCGATGAGGGCTCATGGGAACTCGAGATCGATGCGATTGAAAGGGGGAACTAATGCCTAGAGCAGCAATCAACATCGACGCTTCCGCCCTTAAAGGTTTGCTCAACCTCATGGAACACATCAACGATAAAGTGAAACGAGCAGGGATCAAGAAGGCTCTTCATGAAGCGGGTGCCCTTATCGTGACCGATGCGAAGAGCAGCGTGCGTCGCAAGTACTCCATCCTTCATGACTCCATCGGATCAAAAGAAAAAGTGGTACTGCGCAAGGGCGCCCAGTTCGGCTACTCGGTTATCGGGGCAGAGCGCAGAGCGGGGCGCATCATTGGTGGCGTCGAGCGCATCCCGACCAAGTACGCTCACTTTGTTGAGTACGGCACCGCAGCGCACCCAACCGGCAAGAACGATCTGACGAATGAAATCTTATTGAAGCGCAAAGGTGCAAAAGCAAAAGCGCAAGGAGCGATTCACCCAGGCTCCGCACCGTTTCCTTTTCTTCGCAGAGCATGGGATAACAACAAGACTAAGGCGATCGATGTGATGGGTAAGATCCTTAACGACACCATCAACGAGGGCGCATCATGAGTGCTAGCAAAGCCCTTCGGGCCCGACTAATCGACGATGCTACGATGTCTGGTTATGTGGGAACTCGCATCTATCCCGGTCGTGCGCCACAAAAGCCGGTCATGCCTTACATTGTTTACCATCGCATCAGCACCATAAGGTCGGCAACGCTCGACGCAGGCAACACGAAGGTGCCCGAAGTTCGCATCCAGTGTGATGTTATTGCAACAACTCAATCGGAAGTTGAAACCATCATGAATCAAATGCGAATCGTGATGGACAACTTTCGCGGCACCTCTTCGGGGGTGGTCGTTCTCGGCGTTAGCGTGAGTGATGAGCAAGACCAGCCCGAGTTTTTTGAAGGCTCGGACACCGTGTTTTATCATTCGTCTTTGGATTTTTCCATCATCTATAGGGAGTCTTAGCTATGGCAGCAGTCTTAACCCAAGGCACGGCAATCTCGATCGGCGGCACCACCCTCACTGGCGTGACCGATATCACACCACCCAGTGCGACCCGTGGCACCGTGGACATCACCAACCTTTTGAGCCCAGACCATGCGAAGGAATACGCTGGCGGTCTGATCGATGGTGGCGAAATGTCTGCAACCGCAATCGTGGGCGTTGGCTCCGCAGCACTCGGCACGATCAGCGCTTACATCGAAGATTACGGCGAAGCAAAAGAATGCATTATCACCCTTGCCGATACTTCGACCATCACCTTTGATGGCATCGTTACGAAGTTCCAAGTCGATGGCGTTGCCACCGGCGACAACACAGTGAAAGCAACTGTGGGCGTTAAACCAGTAGGCAAAATAACCTACGCATTAGATTAAGGAGTTTCACATTTTAGATAAGCAAAAGTTATTAAGTGCAGGAAGTGCATATAAGCTCGGGGAGATCGAAATCCCCGAGCTCGGTGGCAAAGTATTCCTCCGAGTGATTAGCTCCCGTGAGCGTGATCAACTTGAAAGCGAAATCAGTGCGGGCTCGAAGTCGGGCAACCTGTCCAACATCCGAGCCAAGCTCGTGGTGAGATCTATCGCAGATGATCAAGGCAAGCGGATCTTTACCGATGCCGAGGTCGATGCTGTGGGCGAGATGCCTGCGCCTCTTGTGGGGATTCTCTTCGATGCGTGCGCCCGTCATAACGGCATGAGTGGCGGAGCAGTTGAAGACGCAAGAAAAAACTAATCGAGCGTCCGGGGAGGCGGTTTCTATTCCGTCTCGCTGGGCACTTGAAGAAGACCGTCGGTGAACTCCTCGATGGCATGGACGCCCAGGAGTTGACCGAGTGGATGGCTTTCTCAACGATCGAGCCACTTGACGCAGACCGTGCCGACATTCATGCAGCGCAGGTGTGCTCAACGACGGCGAATGTGTGGCGGGGATCTGAGACAAAGGTGCTCGAGGTGAAGGACTTCATCCCGGACTGGTACGGTGAAAACAAGAAAGCCGACAACTTCGCAGGGCTCAAGGCGTGGGCGACAGCGATGGGCACTAAGAAAACCTAGGAGTCGATGATGGCAAAAACTATCGGATCATTAAATGTTTCGATGGGTCTTTCCATAACTGACTTCATCACCAACCTCGACAAAGTTAAAGAGGACATGGGAAGCCTCGAGGCAGTCACTGCCGAGGCCTCGAAACACTTTGATGATGATGTCGCCGGGGTGATGGGCGACGCACTTCATAAGTTCGCCAAGACCTCGAAGTTGGGCGCAGACGATGCTCTCGCCTTTGCGGTGAGCTTGAAGAAGCTCGGCCTTGATGCGGACACGATCACTTCAACCCTAGACAAGTTCGGTAAAGGTATAGGCAAGTTTGCCAAGAACGCAGGCGAAGCGAGCAAGGCATTCGCTGGCATCCTCGGAAAGATCGGCGAGTCCGATAAGGTCTTACTCAAAGATATACAAGCGCTTGAGAGCATGGGCGTGAAAGCGTTCGATGCGATGGCCAAGGAACTTTCCAAGGTCGAAGGCAAAGCAGTCACGACTGCCGAGGTCATGAAGCGGATCGCCTCGGGTGCGATCTCAGGCAAGGATGCTTTGAAACTTCTCACGCAAGGCGGGCAAGCTCCAGTGGGTGGTGGCGATGCCGCCAAGGAATCGCAAGCGAAGAGCAAGCTCGCATCGTTCCTCACCCATGTCGAAACCAAAATCAAGTCCGCTGCCTCATCTATTTTCAAAAGCGTAACCAACCTCATCATGAACCCGGTCACCGCGATCGGGGGCGCTCTCGCCTCTTATGGTGTGTACAAAATCTACGACCGAGCGGTGATGGCTTTTGCCAACACCGAAGAGATCCTGACCCGAATCAAAGGGCTCGCTGGCGAAGCCAATGCCGAGCGTCTTGGTGGCGTGATGGGCGAGATCGCTGATCAGGGGCGCATCGCTCAAGATGCAGTCGGCAAGCTAGCTACCGGGTTCCTCGGCCTCGGGGTCTCGGGTAAAGATGCTGCCACGATGATTGAAAGCTTCGGGCGCACTAGTTTGGTTGCTGGTTCGGGTGCCACGGATGTCTTTAACAAATTAGGGGAAGTCGCTCAGAACATGACCCGCACGGGTCAAGCTTCCAAGGATGATTTCGCAGCGCTCGCAGCGATGGGCCTGCCTGTTTACCAAGCTTTGGCTGATCGATTAAATCTGGTAAACAACACAGCGATCAGCGCTAATGATGCCATGCGTTTGCTTGCTGAAAACAAAGTCGGAACTGGGAGCGCACTCAACGCACTTGCTGGGATGAGTAACAATGCAGATGTGATCAAGCAGGCAGAAGAACAGGCTGGAACACTTAAAGGTATTTACGCCCGACTTGCGGGTGAGGTGCAAGGGTTCTTTACTGAGTTCGGTGCCGACATTGTAGACGCTTTGGATCTCAAAGGTTTTTCAAAAAGCCTCATTGGGTTTATGCAAAGTCTCAGAGCGAACTTTGATTCCCTAACCCCAGCGATCAAAAATATCGGTATGGTGCTCGCCGTGGTTCGAGATGTGTTATTCGATGCGTTCAAGGGTTTGGTGAGTTTCTTCACCACGATGGGCGGGGCCGATGTGGCGGTGGGGAGTATCGACAACATTAGGGCTGTGGTTGTTTCCTTTGCACAGGGCGTAATGGTAGCAATGCAGTCGGTGATGAGTGGGGCAATCACAGTCATCAATGAGATCGTAGCTGCCGTGGGCGGGCTCAAGAAGTTTGCAGCCATCTTTGCAGGTGTGGTAGCAGGCGCCAAGGTTGGAACGCTCGCTGGTTCGTTTGGTGGCGTTACTGCTCTTCCCGCTGCGATCATTGGTGGTGTTGCGGGTGGCCTTTACGCTAATAGCAAGGTAAGTGGTGGTGGCCCTCAGATCGATGCAGAAGCGATCAAAACAAAAATGAATGCCTCCTTTGATGAAATAACGAGACGCATCGGGGGAAGCGGTGGCGAAGCCGGTAATCAGTTCTTAATGGAACTAGAGAACACGATCGTTGAAAGGTCGAAGGGCTTCGCAGATAAGGCCAACCCGTTCCGAAAGTTCTCACTTGCTGGGGTCGACACGCAGATCGATTCATTCTTCTCCTCGCTGACTGCCGCTAATGTAGGGCACACTACTTTCTTAAGCACCTTGCAAGGTGGCGTAGGCTCGACGATCGCTATCCTTCGGCGCGAAATGGAACTTGGAAACCTTACCGCCGAAGAGTTCGCTGCCAAAATGACAAAGCTTTCTGAGGGTGCGATGTCATCGCTAGATGCCAAGCTAAAGGCTGGTATCATCACGAATACACAATACGCCAACGGGATCGCTCTGATCTTCGAGAAGATTGACGCCCTCGATGTTTCTGGCCTCAACGCATTCATGGGCGGTGATCAGATGCCCGCCTGGATCAGGGAGCTTTCCAACATTGAAAGCCCACTTGAAACCTATCGCAGAAAAATGGAAGAGCTCAAGATGACCCTTGCGGATCGGCCTGATCTTTTTGCAGCGGGTGCAGCGCAACTTGCTGACGAACTAGAACGCAGCGTGGGAGCGATGGAAGAATTGAAAAACCCTGCCGCACTCATGCAGGGCACGGCAGGCGCCTTCTCGCAAGTGCTCAAGATCCAAAACGCAAAGGGAGGCGAGAGCGCAGCGGATCGATTGTTAAGGCTACAACAACGGGCAGAAGAAAAAGACACCGCAAGAAATAACTACTTGGCAGCGATCGCAGCAGCGACAGCAAACAACAATGCAATGAACATCGTTCAAGTGTAAAGGAGACACTATGGCAGTCGTGAACACCTACGAAACTTTTGAAGGCCGAACCGGCAGTGATGACAGCAAACGCCAGGTCTCGCTGGTGCGTTCGTTCATCGTGCAGACGAACGATGTGGCCGACGATGTGCCCAACCTCTTCGGTGAGAACCTGCCCGCCATGTTCTCAGTGCATCCAAAATATGATAAAGCCTTCTGTGTCGGTAGGACTGCCTCGCAGATGGAAGACCCGCATTTCTGGAAAATCACTTGCAGTTACAACTCCAACATCGACACCGTGGCACCGAGTTCCACGCCGAGCGCAGCGCAGACGCCCGAGGTAGCGAGCCAGAACAAGGGAGCGAGCCCTGAAGAGAAGGCCAGCGAGGCAAACGAGAACCCGCTGACGAGGCCTACGGACATCGACTTTAGTACGGGCGACAAGGAATGGGTTCTCGACAAAGATTTTAGCACCCCCCGCAAGCCGATGGTGAATGGGAACGGCGAGCGCTTCGACCCTCCGGTGATGTCTCACAAGCCGTTACTCACTATGAAGCTAGAATTTAACAGTGCCACCTTCGTCGCTCTCACATGGATGGCACGGGTCAAGTGCGTCAATGCGGATGCGTTCTCGGGTTTCCCTGCCCGCAGTATGCTCCTCGATAAAGTCACCGCAAAGAGGGTCTATGAGAACGGCGTCAAGTACTGGAGGATCTCGCTTGAATACCTACTAGATAAAGAAAGCTGGGATGCTTTAGTCCTGAATCATAGCTACACCGAATGGAACGGCACCCAACTGATCACGGCTCGAGATGTCGCGGGCAATGTTCTCCCTAATGGTGTAGTCATCATAGGTGACACTGGCATTCCTCTCGATCACGGGGTCTTACCTACTGAGGCGAACGAAGGCTTCCTTCGCTTCCGTATTTACGACGATATTGATTACACTTACCTCACTCCGATCTACAGAAAGATTCTCTAATGTCCAGCGCCTATGGCTTTACCGAAGATAGTGCCAGACGCATCGCCCGAGTGGTGAAGTCGGTCGAGGGCGACACGACCACGCCGACACGGATCGGGCCCATGCTGGGTGGTTCCACGATGTCGGTGGTGAAGGTGACGGCGCTAGGCTCGCCACTCAACACCGGGCAGAGGGTGGACTACCACGCCAGCGCAGACACAATGAATGATATTAATGAGGTCAAGATCAGGGAGATAAGTGGCGCAACCCTCACCGTGGGCGCTCGGTACATGGGGCAATTCTCTGGCTACACCGAAGCAGGGTTGCCCGTGTTTGTGGTGAGTGCCAGTTCGGCCTCTGGTGGTTCCGCAACCATAGAAGTGGTCACCGATGTTATATGCACCCCCACAGGGATTGAAGTGCAAACTGTTCAGTTATCTGGAAAAGACTACGATACCGCAATCATAAGGCAATTCCTTGGGCTATCGGATGTAATACCTGTTTCTTACACAGCGCAACAAAACAGGCTGGTAAAAGTTAATTCGGCTGCCACTGGTTTAGAATTTGGACTTAATGCAGGAACTTTAGAATCTGATATATCATCGATCAAGGCCGATATCGTAATTCTTAAAACCGACATGGTAACGGCAAAAGCAAACATAGTAACCTTACAAGGTCAGATGACTACTGCCACCAGCAATATCGCCACCTTGCAGGGTCAGGTTACTACTCTTCAATTTGATTATGCAGATTTACTTGCTAGGGTAATAGTTCTGGAGGCACCATAATGAAACTTGGAAAAACTACTCGTGATTCTGTTTTTCTAGGAGTCTCTAGCTTTAATACGACAACGGATGGACTTAGTTTTTTTTTCTCTGATAGTACTCGATTAACCTACTCGGCAACGAATGTCCTTAAAGTTTATTTTAATGAATATCCTAGAACGCCTATAGACTATGGCGGTCTTCCTAAAGGGCTGGAAGAAAACACGATTTACTATTTAAAGTTTGGCACTTATACAAGGGTTCATTTGACTCTTTCAGATGCTGTCAGCGATATAAACCATTTTGATTTTACGACAATAAACATGACTGGTTTTGAGAGAGGATACATAACTCCACTAACATACAAATACAGCACATTTCCCTGCATCGAAAAAGCAGCGATTGATGTTGAAGATATGTTTTGTTGCCCACCCTTGCCAGCAATGAATGTAAACATTCCAGAATACATGACGCTAGACACAGGATCAGAAGATGATTCAGGTGATTACTATTTAGCAACTTATCCAGCAATGTATTCAATTGGTATGCTTGCTGGTTCACCAGCAAATCTTGCATACAAAAGCAGAAATAAACCTTTTGAGGCAATTATTAGAACGCAATCTAATATCTATCAGGGGCCAACTACCTATGGAACTTTAGTTGAAGGATATACTTTAGCTTGGGAAATTTATACAGAGGCCGAAATTATTAGTGGTCTTGCAACTGGGAATATAAGATTAAAAGTTTTATGTACAATTTGGGCAAGTACCACAGATAATGGTGGATCACTTGGATTGAAAACTATTCAAGAATATTACTCTGATTGGCAAGATAAAGCAGTTTTTAATTACACAGGAACCTGCACCATTCTAAATAATATGGATGTAGATTTTATGTTTCCTAGTGTTGCAGGTTATTATGCAACCCCAGCAGGCCTACCGATTCCGCACTCGGTTTCAGTTTCACCCAGTAATTCTTTTGTTACCATGCCTAGCACTGTGTATCTGAATATGCCTGATGCTGTTTTTGAGACTCCTGAAGGAAACATACCACTGGGGAACATAGCAGAAACCTTGAATTATAACGCTACACTTGGGGTTTATTATTCAGATCTTAAGAACTACTATTTGATTCCTGGACGCATTGCAATATTTGTAAGAATTTTTCCAAATGTGAATGCACAAAACAAATTCGCACTTGGCAATGATAGTACTGTTGGCGGTTTAACATACCAAACGGCATCAAATTCAATCTACGGATCTTCTCCACAACTTTACTTCACAAATGACATTGAAGAAAGAGGCCCACTGGTTGGAAGTTTATCAAGTGCAGGAGCAGGGTACGGTGGATTATTTTCAGGATTAGCGCATGGAGAAACATTTATAGACAGCAGGGCAAAGGCTATATACACAGCTACAGCAGCAGGTAATCCAATTTTTGACCTTGAGGGCCATGTTATAGGTGTGTCTTTAGTTGGTGGCGCAGGCAGTGGTTATATAACACCTCCAACTGTGGCTATATCTAACTCAAATGCTATTTGTGTAGCGACATTAGGAACGGGTACTCGTGCTGGAATGGTTGACTTTGTGACTGTTACAAATTCAGCAACTAACTTTGGCGACAGGGTGAACTCCAGAGCTTTCTTTTCAGCACCACCACCACCGTATTTTAACCTGACAGAAAAAAACTTCCGAATGGAATTGTTTTATTCGCAGTATAACTCAGCTAGAAAACGGCAATCATCGTTATATTATGACTTTTTTAAAAGCTATTATTATTATATCACATCATTTCACCCAGATGCTTACATCACTAGTCTGACCCCACCACCCTAATAGTGCGAGCGATTTGCATCGCCAACCAAGCCAGATTAACCTCGGTAATATTCTTTTTTTCGGAGGTCATTATGCCAGCAGGAATCTACAACTTCGCGGCAGAACAGGGCGCAACCCTATCCCGTACCATATTGTACACCGACGCTGACGAGGTCGAGACCGATCTGACAGGCTACACCGCAGCGATGCAGGTAAGGCCAACCGCAGCAAGCGCAACCGTAACGCTGGAGCTCACCACCGAAAATACCCGAATCACGCTTGGCGGTGCCGCTGGAACTGTAGATTTACTCGTTGACGCTGCCACGATGGAAGCGATTACGCCTGGTAAATACTTCTACGATCTCGAACTTTATAACGGCTCAACGGTAATCAGACTCATCGAAGGCACCTTCACCGTGAAAGCGGAGGTGACAAGAATATAATGCCAGACATTGTAACCATCAGCGAAACAAATAACATAGTAACCGTTTACGATGGCCGAGGGTTTAAGGGTGAACCCGGCGACTCCTTTGATCAGACTCTAAACACAACGGATGCGGTGGAGTTTGCTGGCCTTGTTAACAACGGCCTGACCTTTCCGACGGCAGACGGCACCGCAGGGCAAGTAATCGAAACAGACGGCGCAGGCGTTCTTACTTTTGTTACGCCTAGCGGTGGTGACTTTCTACCACTCGCTGGCGGCACGATGACAGGCAACATTGTTTTCGATGGAACCAGTGGGCAATTTATCGGCAAGGGAAGCTTCGACACCGCACGAAGCGGCAATTATGGCATCTCAATAGTTTGCTCGGTAGGGTACGAATTTAACTGGCAAGCTGGCTGGCTGGTAACCACCGAGCAAAGCTCGGCAACACCACGGCCCCTTTATCTAGACTCGCTCGCTGGCACTACCTTAAGAGCATGGGATTCTTCAGCGTCAACAGGCACCGAAGTTACGCATTTAGGTATCACTTTCGCAGATACCACAGTACAGACTACAGCGTACACCGGAGGGGCAGGCGTTTCTTCGCTCACCGCAGGGACTGGAATTTCCTTAGATGTTACCACCGGCGACATTACCGTAACGAACTCAGAGCCAGACCAGACCGTAGTTTTGACCGATGGAACAGGGATTACGGTTACTGGAACTTATCCATCGTTCACGATTACCTCTAGCATTACGCAATACACCGACACCGATGCTAGACTTGCGCTCTCCGCAGGCACTGGTATCAGCTACGACAACACCACCGGAATCGTGACTAATGATAATCCAGATCAGACGGTAACGCTCACGGATGGAACAGGGATTACGGTTACTGGCACTTATCCTTCATTCACGATTACCTCTAGCGTCACACAATACGCAGACACAGACGCAAGGCTTGCACTCTCGGCTGGCACCGGCATAAGCTACGACAATACCACCGGAATCATTACCAATGATAATCCAGATCAGACGGTTACGCTTACGGATGGCACTGGCATTACGATCACTGGCACTTACCCTTCGTTTACGATTGCTTACAGTGGAGCAGGCGGAGGCTCTGGAACAGTTACCACCGCAAGCGTAGTAAGCGCAAACGGCTTTGCAGGCAGTGTGGCAACGGACACCACCACCCCAGCGATAACAATTTCAACTAGCATCACAGGTCTTTTAATCGGCGACGGCACCGCTATCGCAGCAGCAACCGCAGGCACTGATTATGTTATTCCTTCTGGATCAATCACCGGCTCGGCAGCATCCTTATCTGCCACGCTCGACGTGGCATCTGGTGGCACCGGCTTGGCAACTTTAACGGCTGATAATGTAATCCTTGGCAACGGCACTTCTTCACCTACTTTCGTTGCGCCTTCTACTTCTGGCAATGTCCTCACCAGCAACGGCACAACTTGGCAGAGTGTCGCACCGGCAGGCGGCGGATCTGGAACCGTTACGAGCGCAAGCGTAGTATCAGCAAACGGCTTTGGCGGTACTGTCGCAACAGATACGACCACGCCAGCGATTACTATCTCGACTTCCATCACCGGAGTGTTGAAGGGGAATGGCACCGCACTAAGTGCAGCCACCGCAGGAACGGATTATGTAGCACCAGCAGGCGCACTTGGAACACCTTCCAGCGGTACGCTCACCAGTTGCACCGGCTTGCCTATATCGACAGGCGTAAGCGGCCTTGGTACAAGCGTTGCCGCATTCCTTGCAACTCCAAGCTCGGCCAATCTAAAGACCGCCATCACGGATGAAACCGGAACTGGAGGAAGTTTAGTTTTCGCCACCTCGCCAGCGTTGACCACGCCAACCGTCACCGGACTTAACGAAACGAAAACCGCACCGACAATTTCCTCTGGTGTGTTAGCGTTAAATTGTGCTTTAGGCAATGTGTTTCATGTAAGTTTAAATGCAGCAATTACTAGCTTGACCTTCTCGAATATACCGTCTTCTGGCACCGCTTACGGCTTAACTTTAGCATTTACCGCAGATGGCACCGCAAGGGCTGTTACATGGCCTGCCGCTGTAAAGTGGTCAGGTGGTACGGCGCCAACGCTGACCAGCACTAACGCAAAAGTGGACATCTTTGTGTTAACGACTTGGGATGCCGGTACAACTTGGTATGCCATGACTGGAGGCCAGAACTTCTGATGCCAATTTCTAGACGAATAATGGGTGTTAGCAGAGCTGTTGCAGGAGGAACAGGCATTCGAGCTATTTTCGGCTATGGCTTTACCAGCGCTGCAGTATCCTTGACAAATTTAGTTTCATCGTCCGGTGTGGTCTCTGCCGATACCGCAGGCGTTGGAAGTTCTAGATTCAATCTAGCCGCCGCAGGATACGGAACCGATAAAGCTATATTTGGCTACGGATTTACCAGCGCTGCAGTATCCTTGACAAATTTAGTTTCATCGTCCGGTGTGGTCTCTGCCGATACCGCAGGCGTTGGAAGTTCTAGGCAAACCCCTGGAGCCGCAAGATACGGAACCGACAAAGCTTTATTCGGCTACGGAATTGGTTATTCCGTGACGAACAAAATTTCTAATACCGGCGTGGTTTCTACCGATACCACAGGCGTTGGAACCGCTAGGGGACAACTAGCAGCCGCAGCTTACGGCGGTGACAAAGCTATATTTGGATATGGGCAAGGCCCAACAGCCGTGACGAACAAAATTTCTAATACTGGTGTGGCTTCTGCCAATACCGCAGGCGTTGGAACCGCTAGAAATAAACTAGCCGCCGCAGGATACGGCGGTGACAAAGCTATATTTGGCTACGGATTTAGCGCATCCATGACAAATTTAGTCTCTAATACCGGCGTGGTTTCTACCGATACCACAGGCGTTGGAACCGCTAGGGGAGACTTAGCCGCCGCAGGATACGGAACCGATAAAGCTTTATTCGGCTACGGGTTCGGTTCAAACAAGACAAATTTAGTCTCTAATACCGGTGTGGTCTCTACCGATGGCGCAGCCGTTGGAACCGCCAGAGGACAACTTGCGGCCGCCTCCTACGGAATATAACCAATGCCATCAAAACTAAACTCGGAATTTAACTATCGTACTCAGGTGATCGGTGAGACACCTTGGGAGAAAATCAAAACTCTCCTAGGCTTCTTGGAAGGCCGACATCGAGCAAAAGCATTAGAGGAAGTAGGCGCTAAAAAGTTTGCAGCAAAGAAGGCCAAGCTTGAACACCTACGAAAGACTACCAACCTGGAGCATGAAACCTTGGAACTAGAGGCCGAGATTTTAGAACTAGATTCCGTTCAAGAAAGCCAAAGGCAATGCTACATCTTGAACCATCAAGAGATAGCCATCCTAGAAAAACTCTTGGCCGAACTTTACGAGATCGCAGAACCAACAAGGATTGAAGGCTACACAGACGAACAGATGTTTGAGTACAACGCACCAAACGAATTTGCGGTATGGGTGGCGAAAGAAATTCACGCAGAGATTCTGGCTCAAGGGCATCCTTCACCAGCGAAAATAAGAAACGCTATGTCCTGTCCAGAGGCATGGGCCGCACTGCAAGAGATCGGACTAGTGCCAGAAGGTACACCGATTCTAGGCAATAACGATCCTTCCAACATTCAATTGATACCCAAGAACCATCAAGGAGAGATATGCCTAATTACGCAAAAATAAACGGTGACACAGTAATCGAGTTTCCATCCTATCCACAGCGTGACCATCCGCAGACTAGCTTTGCCGATGGCTGGGCTGGTGGCGATGTGGAAGGCTCAACTTATGTCCTAGTGGAAATAGAGGACACACCGCCAACCGACTACCTGACACAAGACACGGAAGTCGAGGCACCAAAAAAGGTGGCTGGTAAATGGAAGGTGAAAACCAAAGTCAAAGATATTTCGCTAGAGGAAAAAGCGAAACGCAAAGCGGATAAGCAGCAGCGTGACGCAGACCAAGAAGATAACTTTCTGACCAAAGCAGAAATCAAAGCAATACGAAAATTACTCAAGGCGCAGTAACCCGAAAGGCCCACGATGAACCTTTTCCTAGCTCTCTTGCTCTTCTCCCAAATCGAGGCAACCTCTGTCGAGGGTGGTCGCACCTCTCCCGATGGCGCCGAGGAAATCCAAATCGACTTGCCCGGCTCGCAACAGATGAAGAACACCGGAGGCAAAGACGGCGCGGGCCTTTGCGTCTTCACCTCGATTGAGCACGCAGGGCGCTGGCAAAATGTGGACAGCATCCTCGGACTACAGCAGAAGATGACACGGGAGCAGGGTGGTGGCTATCCGTCCAAGGTCGAGAAGATGCTCGCCAAGTATTGCGACGGCGCTCAATATCTCCAGTACGAGGGCAGCGACCCCGCACTGATCAAGCTTGCTCTCACTACGGGTCGGATGCCCTCGGTCACTTATGGCTACTCGCCCAGGTACACAGGCAAAATCGCACACATGGTGAACGCGGTACACCTCACAGAAAAATGGGCAGCGATCCTTGATAACAACTTCCCCGGCGAAACCAAGTACGAATGGATGAGCCCCGCAGAGTTCAAGAAGCGCTGGGTCTCGGGTGGTGGTGGCTGGGCCGTGGTCGTGATCGCTCCCCCGCCTCCTCCGATGCCGTACAACGAGGGCGAACCGGTTAAGGTGTACGGGCAGAAATGGGGCACACCCTCGAGCGCTGCGGTCGTAGCGCCCTATGAGTGGAAAGTTATCGATGCCAACCAAATAGCACTCTACAGCGCAGGCAAGCAACTCGGCGTCTGGATCATGGCGAGGCAATGCTACCGGGAACTATTGCCCGACGGCAACTGGTCATCAGACCAGGAGCTCGCCCCGTTCGCACCACCCGCATCACACCTTGCAAAGATCATCGAGCAACAGGAGCAGAACTTCGGACTCGATCGCTCACGCATCGACTCAGGCGTTGAAAAGTTCTGGTTAGGTGGCAGAGAGGTTACCCGCAAACAAGCCTACAGCGCTATTGAGGGCAAGGGCAAAGACCTCATCGATGATCGGGAAAAGCTTCGGCTAACTGTAATCGGCACGCCGTCTGAATGCAAGGCAGTGATAGCAGATCTCGAAAGCAACCCCGCACTCAGCGTGTTTGCAGACACCTTACTTGTTCAGTCCTATCGGCCCGATAACTGGGCAGTAAAGGAACTCGGGTTCCTTCCCGGTACACCTCGCATCATGGTGCAGGGTGGCCCAGATTCACGGGGCGCGGGCAAGGTGCTTCACAGTCAACCCGATTACAATGGCGGGGCTAATGCCCTTGCTGATGCCCTTAGAAGGGTAAGGCCTGACTACGACCCCAACAAGGATGTGGACAAACGAAAAGCCCCCGCAAAGCCTACGGCACCGGATGCGGGAAACAGCACCATCGCACTCGTTGTGATGTTGTTGGCTGGCGGTTTAACCGTGGCGGGTTTCCCTGCGTTGGCATCGCTAGTGCGCATTGGTGGCTCGATGTTGGCACCCAAGCCTGCCGAGGTCGTGGTGGAAACTGTAAAGAGGAAAACCGTAAAGCCAAGAAAGAAAAAGGTTTAGCGAAAAGTTATTACGAGGCGGTTGATAAATGGAAATTCCGAGGGACGATGAACGAATAATAAGGAGTGCCTCATGGATAAGTTAAAGTCAGGTTGGAA